GCTCTATACTCATCACCAACATTAACACCGCTTATGTTTAAAGAGAATGATACATATGATTCATATCCTTCATATGTTAATCCACTTATAGATGCAGTTAGGTTTTCCAAAGTTGTCATATCTTGCAAACTCATAGTAAACTGATTACTTGCAGTAGGCTGAGTTCTGAATACATATTGGTTGCTTTGTGATATAAAATATGCTAGCATTATCTCGTATTTATCTTGTCTTTATCTATAAATAACAACTACATAAGTATAAATAGTTAAAACAAAAAAAGGGTACTACCGAAGTAATACCCTTTAATAATTTATTCGCTTATACTGAATTAGTTATATACGATTGTTGGTTGTGTTGATAAACCTGCGAATGGAGAAGTAGTTGTACTACCACTCAAAAATGCTGCTGGCAATCTCTCCATACCTGTGAATGTTACTGAATAACCATAAAGGTCACCCATTGCTCCACCTGTTTGAATTGTACCTGCTGTTACATCTGCACCTTCTTTTTCACCAACTAACAATGCATCTCCGTTATTAGTCCAAACTACGATTTGAGGACGTCCATAAGCCATAAGCTTTAATTGAGTCGTCATTTCGTTTGTTAATTTCTTCAAATTAAGAAGTAATTCCTGATTGAAGAAAGTTGTACCGTTATCACGAGATGTGTTTACAGTTTCAGTATATGAGCTGTTTCCTTTAAGTTCGTAGTAATATACAGTCGAGCCTGAAGGTAGGGCGGTTATTTCTCCGCTTCCGTTCTTTGTGAAAGAGCCAGTTGTAAAGTTAATAAAGTAAGCACCTTGTAGACCACCTACTGATTCTTTACATACTTCCTGACGTCCTTGCGTTAATAAACAAGCCATATCTTTTGTGTTTTAAGTTTTTAAAATTTGGTGGGAAGTTTGCGGCTGTCCCACCTTTTTTTATATTAGTTAGTTACTATTAGTATGCACCATAGTAAACGATATCTTGTCCGATACCGAATTGAGTACCTGCAGTATATCTCATTATGATTCTGTAGTTTTGAGAACCATCGATATTAGCCATGTCTAATACTCTTACTTCGTTATAGTCACTCATCAAACCTGTTCCGAAGAATAAGTTAGATTTTTGAGCTGCTACAATCTTAGAAGAAGTCATACCAGGACATAATACGATTTCAATACCATTGAAGTTGAATGGTTTCTCACCAACGTTCATTTGGTTGTTCCATCCGTTTGCACCTACTGCACCACCTGCTAATGCTTGTTGGTAAGCTTTTGCTACGTTTGTTGGAACGTACAATAATAAATCTTCTTTACCATAAACAGTATCAGGGATAGTGTTTACAACAGAGTTCATTACATCCAATACGTTAGCTGAAGTGATAGAGCCAGAGATGATAACTGAACCACTCTTAGCTGCTAATACTGCTGTTGCTCCACCTGCTGCTACTGAAGCAGATAATGCTGATTGGAATCCTAAGAATTGACCATTGATGTTAGTACCTTGCCAAATAGCTTGTTCAGTTGCTTCTGCAACTTTACCACCAACGTAAGATACTAAATAGTCGTTGAATGATTTTGGAATCTCATCGAATGCAGAGAAACCTAATTGTAAAGCTTCCCAGCTGTCTACGAATTCTTGCTTACATAATTGTAAGTTAACTTGTAATTCTTTTGGTTCTAATACTCTTTCAGAGATTGCTACAGAACCTGATGTTGTGAAATCACAACTAGCATCTTGTACGATACCAGATACGTCTAATTTTTGGATTACAGATTTGAACTTCACGTTTGGCATGATAGTTACATATTTGTTATCCAAAGTTCTTGCACTTAACAATGCAGCTGCGATATAACCTGCAGCAGCTTCTCCAGCATATGTAGAGTTTGATATTGTAGGAAGTGCGAAATTTTGTCTTGCTTTCATTTTCCTTTGTTTTTAAATGATTTTAAATATTTTTACTTATAAAGTTTTGATAAGAAATTAGATTGTGTGTTCTTAATTTTCTTACCATAATTTTTGCTATTGTTTTCTGCTGAGAATTTAACACCTTCTTCGATTGGAGCACCATCTAATTTAGGTAATTCCATTTCTTCAATGTCATCTTCTTTTTTAATATCAGCTTCTTTGTCTACTACTTCCTCTTTTACTTTCTCCATATCCATCATCTTCTTTTCCATCTCTTCGATACGATAAGCCATCTCTTCCATTTTCTTTTTCATATCTCCCATTTCAGTAGTTTCTTCTTCTTTCATTGGAGCTTCATCATCTTGTGGGATAGTTTCAACTTCTTCAGTCTCTTCTGCCATCAATGTGCCAGATTTAACTTGACCTGATTGGTCTTTTACTTCGTTTGCTTTCTCTTTATCACCTGATGCTTGAGGAATATCTTCAACTTTAACATCTTCTAATTCTACGTTTTCTCTTTCAACGATTTTACCATCTTTGGTAATAGCTTTGATAAGAACTTCGTTTCCTTCAGAATCTTTTAATGCTAACTCGTGAGTTCCATCTGGTGCTGGAGTTTTAGTTCCATCTTCTGATACTACAAACAAATCTTCACCTACATCGAATGTAGCTGATTCTACGATTGTTCCGTCTTTTAATTTTGCGTAAGTTAATTCTACTTCATCTGATGATAACAAAGTTAATATCTTACTTAATACTTTTTTAGCGTTCATAATTTTTTAGTTTTCTAAATTATATAATATATAACAACTTCGTTTTCAAAAGTTGTAATTTTTTTTATTGTGTAAACCAATCTTCTATTGTTGTTAGTTCTGAATCACTTAGTGCTCTGTTGTAAATTACTGCTTTGTAAAGGTTACCTTTAAAGTTTTGTCCACTTCCTACAAAGTTACCAACTTTAAATCCATTACCAGTTGCAGCAGTTCCACCATAAACAAAGAATTTAGCTGTATCGATTCCGGTTAATGTACCAATGTTAACATTATCGTTGTATATCTTAGATGAGCCAGATGCCACATTAGCCATCATTGCGTAAGTATGTGAAGCTGAACCCGTTGCTATTGTGTATGAAGCAGGGTCATCATAAAATCCTTCTGGTGAGGCACCGCCTGCTGTATATACCTGAACACCATGTCTAACTGAACTCTTACCACCATTAGCACCAGCGTTTATAAAGAATGCGTATCCAATATCAGGTGTACCACCCCATGTACAAGCGAAACCTGTATTACCATTTATTGAGCCTGTTTGATATTGTACTCCTGCATATAATGTTTTTCTTCCAGTCATATAGGAATTTAATACAGAAGATGTACACTCTAATCTTGCGTTTGATGATAAGAAGTTTAATGCTCCGGCTGAACCCGAACCTACTACATCATATAATGAGCCTGTAAATCCATTACCACTTAAATCGTAAACAAATCTACCACTTCCTGGCCAAGATGTTGTATCAGAGAAATCATAAACAACAACTGCGCCTGATGGAAGTGTTACTCCACCTCCACCAAATACTTGCGTAGAACCCAAATATGCAGCCGTAACTGTATTTGAGCCTAAATAAATATTACTAATTGTTGAACTTCCTAATGATATACTCATATTAAACTATTATGTATAATGTATTTGGGTCTTTAGGCGATAATGCTGCGTATTCTGCTGAACTCAATGAAATTATCTTTGTTACTGCTTCAGTACCTGTAAATGTATCACCTATGTTTGTTACAACACTACCACTTGCACTTCCTGATAAGAAGTTCATAGAGCCTGTGAATGAAGAGCTTCCACTTACGTTTAAAGAACCTTCTACAAATGTATTAGAACCACTATCGATTAACAAACCAGTCTTTCTATTTGTATTAGAAGTACCCGTACCAATTGCAAATACAGTTTCACCTGTTAAATTTTTTGTTCCACTAATATCGTTAAATCTACCTGCGAATAGAGAACCTTGTCCACTATTTGGCGAATCAGCTCCTGCGAATGTAGAAGTTAGTGTACTACCTGTTATAATCAAGCTATTACCAATAACACCCGTTGCTAATATGTTACAATTATCACCTGTTCCCATTGATGATGATAAGAATGTACCTGCTAATAAGTTTGCAAAGAATTGTTTACCTTGCGTAGTAGATGTATTTGTTCCACTTACATTTAATGCGTGTCCAATACCATAAATTGTATTTATGTTTGACCTAAGATTTAATACTGCTGCACTACTTCCAGATGCAGCTACATAACTATTGTTTACAGTTATACCACCATTTTGTACGTTTGATGCGTATGTTATTGATGATGAGAAGCAGTTTAAGGTTATCGATGCACCAAACAATAAGTTACCAGATATAGATACTGATGATGATAATGGTGTTGTAGGTGCGTTTACGTTAATAGTACCATTAAATAATGCGTTACCCTGTGTACTCATACCAGCGGTTGCTTTATCAAAACTATTTGCAGCAGATGCACCATAGTTTATTTGGCCACCCATTAAAATGTTTTGAGTAATAGAATATGCTGATGCACTTACAGGTCCTCTTAATGTAATTTGATTTGCTGATACGTTAGATAATACGTTACCCATAAATGATGGTGCGGTTAACATACTTCCACTTATTTGTGGAACAGAACCTGATGTTAACATTAAGTTGTGTGAACCACCTATATGTCTAATAAATCCAGCAGTTGGTGCTGCAGGTGATTGGAATATATTTGAACTACCACTAACAACAGTCGCTGTAGTTGTACTTCCGTTTTTGAATATTAAGTTTGAATTACTTCCACTTACTGATGCGGTTATGTATGCAAGAGATGAAGTATATCCATCAGCTATAATCCAAACACCTCTACCATAGAATGATGATGTAGTATTTACTTTAAATATAGGTGATGTAGTTCCTACTTCTAATGAACCACTAATTAATTGGTCACCTGTGAATACATTTGAACCTGTTGTAGCAAATGAACCTGTATTGATTGTTGATTGAGAAGCAGTATATGCGTTGAATGATGCAGTAGTTACTAATTTTTCTATTCCTAATACATTTATTTCATTACCCATACCATTATGGTTTGTGCAATAATAATATAAAGGAGTAGTTGTATCGTATCCTACTTGTATTTGTATAAAGTTTGAGCCACTCGTTACACCTGTTGTGTATTCAGTTGGTCCATTAGCCGTTGTTGAAAACTTAAATGGATGACTACCTACAATACCTGATAAGTCAAATCTATATGTTGGACCTGGTACAAAAGATAATTTAGGTTGATTAACACCATCTACTATATAATAATTAGAACCATTATTAGTTACAATTGCAGTTACTACACTTTCTGTTACTGATGCAGTATATGCGTTGAATGAAGATGTGGTTACAAATGAACCAGTCTTAGCCTGAATATCATCTACTTCCGCTTGAATAGATTGTGTAAATGCGTTAGTCCCAGCTACTGATGCTGTAAATGCGTTTAATGCTGATATATCAGTTGGTGTAATAGATGATGAAGGTACGTTTTTCCAAAGTGAAGAACTTGCTTCATACACTAACACATCTCCTTGTAATGGGTTTGTGATTCTTACATTATGTAATTCGTTTAATTCCCATCCATTGGATACGTTAACGAATATAGAGCCATTATTTTGTTGTACTCTTAATACTTCACCAAGTGTTACAATATGTAAAGGTGCTTGTGGTTGTACGTTTGTAAATTGACCTGAAGATGATAAGTATAACACATCTCCAGCTGCATATCCTAAAGCAGGGTCAGTATTTACACCAACTACTTTACCAATTACAATGATATCAGCGTAATCACCACTTACAGAAGTATTTGCTAATATACCCAATGTATTTGCCGAAGTTGAATCATTATCCCAACTTGCAGTATTAAATTGTGGATTATCTCCTGTTGCTCCTGTGATTCTTACAACCCTACCAATAGGTAGAGTTGATTGGTTAGCGTTTACAGCTGAAATAATTACGTTTCTAGCTAAAGATGCGGTTACTGCGTATTCAGATGAACTTACAGCCATAGAGGATGTAACAGAAGAACTGATAAATCCTAATGCTGCTATTTGAGCAGAACCTGAAACAGTGCCTGGAGATACTGAGCCACTTGCATCAACTGTTAAGTTAAAAGTAGTTCCGTTACCTTTTGTAAATGTTATTACGTTTACGTTTACACTTGCAGTTACTAATGAAGATGCGGTTACTGCTGATGTTACCCAACTTCCGCTTTGTGCTTCGATTGAGTTTAATCTAGCATTTGCTGATTGTGTAAATGCGTTTGTTCCTGCTATACTTGCGGTAAATGTATTTGTACCGGCAATAGAAGCAGTGAATGCGTTAGTTCCTGCTATTGAAGCAGTGAATGTATTAGTTCCCAATACACTTGCACTAAATGCTTCTAATGCGTTTATCTCAAGCTGAGCACTTGCAGTAAATGTATTAGTATTCTTTATAGATGCTGTGAAAGCATTTATAGAACCAGTCCATTGGTTTATCTCATATGTTGAGTTACTTGCTGTATATGAGTTAATAGCAGTTAACGAATTGTTAATAGTTGCTATTGATGTATTAGTAGATTGAGTAAACGCATTAGTACCAGCGATTGATGCCGTAAAATTATTTGTTCCTGCAATAGATGCAGTGAATGTATTTGTTCCAGCTACTGAAGCAGTAAATCCATTTAATGAATTTATTTTTGCATCAGCAGATTGTGTATATGAATTGAATGATGAAGTAAGTGTATATCTTCCTAATGTAGATTGGTCTATACTTGCTTCTATAATTGCTACACCTGCTACCACAGTCGCAGTTATACCCGAACCTGTAAAGTTTAAAGATGTTGCAGTTCCTTGCAGAATACCATCATCTAAGATAGTCGTTGCTACCGATGCGGTAATGCCTGTAATTTGAGAACCATTACCAATAAAGTTACTAGCACTAACAAACGATGAAGCAGATATATTACCTACTATTGTTTGATTACCAATAAATGTATTAGAGCCCGTAGTTGCGTATGAACCAGTCTTAGCTTCTAAGCCATTTACTTCGCTCTGAATAGATTGTGTAAATACGTTTAATGAATTTATACTAATAGCAGTAGATGCGGTAAATGCGTTAGTCCCTGCTATTGATGCGGTGAATGCGTTAAGTGGACCTAAATCAGGTACAACTACACTACCTGTATTTACAGTTACATTAAATGTAGAACCATTACCTTTTGTAAAAGTAATAGTATTAAGATTTGCCGATGCGGTAATTAATAGAGAGCCGGTAGTTAAACCTGTTGCACTACCTGTAAATGCTTCTAATGCTGCAATTGATTGTTCCCAACTTGCACTATCTGCTGTATATGATATCTCATCAACTAATGAGTCAATCATATCAGTATTGAATCCTCTTAAACGTGATGGAGTAATTGCTCCTGCATTATTGTTTGGAAATTCAGTATTATTTGCTACCTTTAAGGCCTGTTTTGAAATTTCTGCCATTGTATATGTTATTTTAATCTAATATAATATCAAATCCATCAGAGTAGCCATCAGAGAATGCACCACCTCCGGTTCTGTTTGGTGATTCAATTACTCCAATACCCTGCTGCATCAAATGTCCTTTGCAGCATTTAACATCGTATGTATCTGAATCCAAACACAAACATGCTCTTCTGCTATTCTTAGGTGAACTTAATCCCAAAGTAGGTCCAATATATATACCGCTATTGTTCTCCCTATTTACGGAGTAACGGAGATTTCCATTTCTACTATTTGACCATTTTCCCATTGATACTTTGTTTATTAGAATAACAACTTCAGAAAGATAAATTGTTATCGGTTCTTTATTTTAGCAACATTTTCATTATGCATCAAAGTTTCCACAAATGATTTATCTGCTTTATAGCATAAGTATAACAGGCATTTCTCTAAGGGTTCTTTTGTAATAGACTCGAATTTGGTAATGTCCCCTGCGGCAAGCTCAACAATTGTAGCATATGAGCTCCACTTCTTTGCAAAATTGGCTTGATGTTGGGAGGAAGCTCCATCTCCATCGTAGATTTCAGGGTATCTTTCAGCAAGTCCGCTAATAAATTGTATAAAAAAAAAAGTGCGCCAAAGTGTACGCTCATTGGAACATCTAAGAATCTGCTATGGTTCTCATCACCTGAATATGTTTTAATACTATACATCTCACCATGCTTCTTTGTTACAGGTCTATAT